TTATTTCTGGAAAACAGCGAAAGAAAAATCACAACCGAAAGAACTCCCGAATTTTTAGTATAAATAAGTTAGATCAACTATACTTAGATGCCTCAACAGCGGGTAAAACGTAAATTTAAAGACATAAGCATGTCATTTGAGACTAATCCTCTTAATGATGACCTTGTTTCTTTGTCTGATACTAGCGCAATTGCTCGTTCAATAAGAAATATTGTATTTACATCACCCGGAGAGAAGTTTTTTAATCCAGATTTTGGATCAAGAATCTCTGAATCTCTCTTTGAAAACGTAGATGACGTTTCTGCACTTGCGATTGAGGATGAAATTAGGAGTTCGATAATAAATTTTGAGCCAAGGGTTAATTTGTTGAACGCAAACGTAGTTCCTAACCCTGATGATAATGAAATGAACGTGACAATAGAATACGAGATCACTGGAATTGATATTCCACCACAACAATTAGAATTTGTGCTATTGCCAACACGTTAAATGTCACTTATAAATTTTACAAATCTGGATTTTGACCAGATTAAATCAACTTTAAAAGATTACATTCAAAGTAGTTCAGACTTTACGGACTATGATTTTGAAGGATCTAACTTATCGACAATATTAGACGTATTAGCTTACAATACTTACATTACTTCATACAATGCGAACATGATATCGAATGAGGTATTCATTGATTCAGCAACTTTGCGTGAAAATGTAGTTGCATTAGCAAGAAATATTGGTTATGTACCTCGATCAAAGAAATCTTCAAGAGCATCAGTTAATTTTTTCGTTGATATTTCATCAGTTTCACCTACTCCAGCAAATTTAACACTCAAAGCAGGGCCTGTTGCAACAACTGGAGGTCAATTTAATAATCAATCTTTTGTTTTTGGTATTCCCGAAGATAAAACAGTGTCAGTGATTGATGGAGTGGCAAATTTTGATGATATTGAAGTCTATGAAGGGTCATATTTAAGTCAAACCTACGTATATTCAACTCGAAATCCATTTCAAAAGTTTATTTTACCAAATGTTGGTATAGATTTAGACAGCTTGGTGGTTTCTGTGCGACCTTCTGTTGATTCTTCTGTCTCAACAAAGTATTCAAGGCAAGATCAACTCTTTGATACCGTTACAAAATCAACAATTACAGGTAATTCAAACATTTATTTCATTCAAGAGGTTGAAGGAGAGCAATATGAAGTAATTTTTGGTGATGGAATCTTTGGAAAAGAACTTCAAGATGGAAATATTGTTGAAATGACGTATATTGTGACTAATGGTTCAGATGGAAATGGTGTTAACAGTTTTACTTTCTCCGGAAGTGTGTCTTATGTAAGAAATTCAGTAGAAATCTTTGTTACAAATGGTATTTCATTGATCACAACACCTTTACCATCAAGTGGAGGAGAGAGTATTGAGAGTGTTGACTCAATTCGTAAGTTTGCACCTCAAATTTATACGACTCAGAACAGAGCTTTGAGTGCAAATGACTATGAAATATTAATTCCAAATAAAATATACCCAGAAACTGAATCAATTTCTGTTTTTGGTGGTGAAGATCTTGTTCCTCCTCAATTTGGAAAGGTTTTTATAAGTATTAAACCAAGAAATGGTGATTTTGTACCTAATATTATTAAACAAAATATAAAAAGAGACTTAAAAAGATATTCTGTAGCTGGAATTGTCCCAGAAATACTTGATTTAAAATATTTGTTTGTTGAAACTAGCAGTAAAGTCTACTATAACACTAATTTAGCACCAAGTGCATCATTTGTATCAACAAAAGTTCAAAGAGATTTAACTTCATATGCAGAATCATCTGAATTAAACAAGTATGGAGCAAGATTTAAGTATAGTCGTTTCCTAAAAGTGATTGATTCAAGTCATGAGTCAGTAACTTCAAACATAACCACAGTTGAAATGAGAAGAGACCTTCGATTAGCAACATCTGAGGTGGCTGAATATGCAATTGACTTTGGAAATGAGTTTCATATCAAATCAATGAACGGATTTAATATTCGTTCGAGTGCTTTTCGTGTATTAAACATCAACACTGATGTTTATTTGTATGATGTACCAGATTCTACTGGTGAAAAAGGACAGATTTCTTTATTTTCTTTAAATGAAGGATCATCATCTCCAATTATTCAAAGGAGAAACATAGGAGTTATCAACTATAAGACAGGACGCATCACTTTAGACCCCATAAATATAGTATCAGGTAAAACAAAAGACAATGTTGATATCATGGAAATATCGGCCTCACCTGAATCAAACGATATTATTGGATTACAAGATCTTTATTTACAATTAGATAGGAGCGTTGTTGAAATGGTTGTGGATCAAATTAGTTCTGGTCAAGATCCATCAGGATCAACATATACGGTAACAACAAGTTACAAAAACGGAAGCATCATAAGATAACAGATGTCTGAAAAAAGAGTTAAGTTAAATCAGATAGTTAAAAACCAACTACCCTCTTATGTCCAAGAGGATTTTCCTTTGGTCGGTAGTTTCTTGTCTCAATATTATCAAGGTCAAGAATATCAAGGTGGGCCAATTGATTTAATTCAAAATATTGACTCTTATATCAAGTTAAGTGAGTGTGGTAGTTTAATTAAGTCTACAAATACCACTGCTTATGCTGGAGTTACAACTTCAACTATTTTTGTATCAAACACAACAGGATTTCCTGACAATTATGGACTTATAAAGATAAATGATGAGGTTATAACATATGAAAGTAAAACTGATATAAGTTTTGTTAACTGTAAAAGAGGTTTTAGCGGAATTACTTCATTCCGAAACCCATCCGATCCAGAAAATCTTGTTTTTACAACTTCCACAGCTGGAAAACACGAAAATAATACAACAGTCGAAAATTTAAGCGTATTATTTCTGGATGAATTTCTTAAAAAAACAAAAAATCAATTTTTACACGGTTTTCAAAAAGATTTAAACGAAAAAGTTAATAAATCACAGTTTATAAGACAATCAAAAGACTTTTACTCTACAAGAGGTACTGATGAATCATTTAATATACTATTTGGAGCTCTATACGGTGAACAGGTTGATATAATTCGTCCGATTGATGATGTTATAAAACCATCAAATGCAGATTATCGAAAAACAAGAGATTTCATAGTTGAACCATATGTTGGAGATCCAGAAAATCTTGTAAATCGAACATTATATCAAGACGAGTTTGAAAATATATCAAAAGCATATGCACCAGTTGGATCTGTTGAAAAAGTAGCAGTTGGAATAAACACTAACACATATTATAAGTTAAGTCTCGATGCTGGTCAATCAAATCCTGATGGATCAACAAGTTTAATATATGGTAACTTCTCAACTCATTCAAAAACTACAATTATTGGTCAAGTTGGAATTGCTCAAACTTATATTGACGTTGATTCGACTTTAGGTTTCCCAAATTCAGGAACTTTATCATTTTTATATGAAAATGGCACTTCTGGAGTTTGCACATATTCAGATAGAACAATAAATCAGTTTTTAGGAATCAATACAACTGGAATTACAACATCAATAGCTGACAACACTGCAATTGATCAAAGCACATTTGTTTATGCCTCTGATGGTGAAACTGATAATGGTATTCAAGTTAAAATTCGTGGAGTTTTAAACAATTTAATTATCCCACCAGATGTTAATAATCAAAAAATTGGATCAAAGATAAAAATAAAAAATTTAGGAAAAATTGGAAATAATGTAAAAGAAAATAATTGGTTATTCAATACATCTCAAAGTTATGTTGTTAAATCTTTGGAAATTGTAGATTCTGTAAACAGCACTTACAAATTAGTAACTCAAGATACAAACATATTAAGAATAGGTGATAAAGTTACAACACACGAAACTCTAGCAGAAGGAACTCAGTGGGGAGATAAAATTACAGAAACTTTTGAACCAGCATCAAATAAACTATACACTGTTACTGATGTTTTCGATAACAATACTTGTTTAATTACAGGAACAGGAATATCTGAACCTACAAAGGTAACAAAAGTCAGTAGAAGAATTTCAAAAGTTGATTCTGACATTCACAGTAATTTAAATAAATTTACTGCTAATATTCAAAATATTTACATCAAACCAGATGGTGGATTAGTAAATGGTGTTCCATATTATGGGCCATCACATGAACACCCAACCAAAGGAACAATGATGGTTGGTGAAAAACATATTTCTGGTTTTCATGAAACAATAGATCCTATTGAGGGACAAAACAAAGTATATGTAGCTTCATCATCTTTGCCTTTTACAGGAGTTGCAAAATTAAATCCAAAAACCCAAAAATTAACATTTGGTGGCACTTATAACAAAAATGATGAAGAAATAAAAATATCTGATCAAGTTGATCATAATTATTTTACAGGAGACTCTGTTTACTATACACCTCAGAAAGGATCTGTTAATACAGTCGATTCTGAAGGTAACACAATTTTTCAAGAATACATTATCAGTCGATTATTTGCTGAAGGACTTTATTATATAAAAAGAATAGATGCTAACACTGTTAAATTTGCAAAAAGTCAATCAGACATTTATAGGGGAATATTTACAAAAGTAACGCCTGATGGTGGAGTAGATTCGGTTACGATTGCATCAAATGATATTGAAAAATATCAGTTTCAAGGAAAAGTAATACAACCACAGAAGTTGGTGCGTGAAGTATCAATACCAATAAATGAATCTCAAAAAGTTACAACAAACCCCGGATATACTGGTATTTTGGTTGATGGTGTTGAAGTCTTAAATTACAAATCAAAAGACTTTGTATATCACGGAAAATTAGAATCTGTAAATGTAGTGAAGGGAGGGGAAAATTTTGATATTATAAATCCACCTGTAGTTGCAATAGATGATTCTGTTGGAAGTGGAGCAACTGCAAAAGCTGCTGTAAGAGGATCATTAAAAGAAATAAGAATATTAGATTCTGGTTTTGATTACATTGAAGAACCAATAATAAAAATTACTGGAGGAAATGGAAGAAATGCAAATGCAGCTGCGAAATTAAATACCGTTCAACATGAATTAATTATAAATGGTGATGGTGTGGGTCTCGGAACTATTAAATTAGATGCTGCTGGAATAAACACATCTTCCATAGGATTTACTACCTATCATCGTTTTAGACAGGGTGAGAGAGTCGTATATGACCCTCTGGGGAGCATTCCGATTGTAGGGTTAGCAACACAGGCAACTTACTATGTTTCATCGGTATCAGAGTATACTGTTACTTTACACAAAAGTTATGATGAGGCAATAACTGGAGTTAATACAATATCATTCACATCTTATGGCAGTGGTGTTCAATCATTTAAGTCTTTGAATGGAAAGGCAGTTTTAAGTTCTGTTGTCATATTGAATAGTGGATCTGGTTATGAAAATAAAGAGAGATCATGTGAATCAACTGGCATAAGCACTGCTTTAAGCATTATCAATATACCAAGTCATGATTATAAAACAGGTGAGATAGTAAAGTACTCAGTTGATGGAACAACGATTGATGGTTTGTCAACAGATAAGGAATATTATGTTTCTGTTGTAAATGATGACCAATTTAAATTAGCTGCGGTTGGTGTTGGAACAACTGTAAGTAATTTTTATCTTAAAACAAATCAATTTAATGAATTTAGAAATACTGGAGTTGGAACACATACCTTTAACTATCCATCAATTTCTGTTGAGGTTATTGGAAGAGTTGGTGTATCATCAATTTCTGGTAATACATTTGAAGCCTCAGTTCAACCTATCTTTAGAGGTGAAATAACTTCTCTTCAATTAACAAGCACCGGTGTCGGATATGGAGCATCTGAAATATTAAACTTCAATAGAGTTCCGGAAATAAATTTAAATACAGGTAGAGATGCTGTAATAACTCCAGTTGTTGCAAATGGTAGAATAGTTGATGTAAGTGTTAGTTATGGTGGTACTGATTACAATTCACCACCAGATTTAGTGGTGTTAGGAATAGGATCAGATGCAAAATTAGTTCCTCAGATAAACTCGTCTGGAACAATAACATCTGTGAATATAGAGAGTGGTGGTATTGGATATGGTGCTACTACTACAACCATAAGAGTTGATGCATCAGGAAAAGGTTCTGGATTTCAACCATATCTTCAAAAGTGGAGAGTAAATGAATTTAGAAAAAACTTATCAAATTTAAATGATGATGATGTATTCATAAGTTCACCGACGAATCGTTTATTTGGACTTCAATGTTCTTACATTTATGCTGCTAGAAATCTAAGAAGAATATCATATTCAAATGATGCTGATGGAAAAACTTTGTTTGGTAAAAAAGATTTATCAATTATATCTGGTGTTGAAAGTGATAGTGACCAACATTCACCAATTTTGGGGTGGGCATATGATGGTAATCCAATATATGGCCCATATGGGTATTCAAGAAGGGATGGTGGAGATATAGTTCAGCTTAAATCTGGATATGTTGATGAGACAAGTAAAAAAGACAATAGACCTCCTACAAGTTCTTTCCCTCCAGAATTTTTTGTAGAAGATTTTACTTATAAAGTATCAAATGATGATTCCATATTAGATGAAAATAACGGAAGATTCTGTGTAACACCAGAGTATCCAAACGGCACATATGCATATTTTTCAACTTTTGATTCTACAGCAGCTTCAGATGGCATATTTAAAAATTTCAAAAAACCAAAGTTTCCATACTTGATCGGTGACAAATATAATTCAAGACCAAATAGATTTAATTTTAGTCGAGTTTCAAATCAAATTGATTTTGATATCAATAAATCCAATTCAATAAGAAATGTATATCCACTCTCATTAAATAAAGACTTCAGTGGATATGATTATTTAACAGAATCATATAAATTTGTCAATCAAGACTCAAATATTGATTATGTTACAAAAGGTGGTGTAAATTCTGTTGGTATAACTTCTGGTGGTATTAATTATAAAGTAAATGATAGGATTGTATTTGATCCAAATGTAGATAGTTCATTTGAAGCAAGAGGTAAAGTTACAAAGTTAAAAGGATCTATATCTGGTATTAGTGTATCTACAGAAACTATTTCCGGAGTAAAGTTTTATAGAGATGTAGGTGCTACATTTGTAGGTATTGCATCAACATCACTAAACTTACAAAATAATGTGATTGTTAATGTAGGTGGTCTTTCTACAACAAAATCAGATTTATTAGGATCATACTCAATAGGAATTAGTTCCACACGATTAATATTATCTCAAGGTATAGGAACTGCTGGTGCAACTGGTATAGTTACATTCTTTAATGTTGAGGGTAATTTAGAAAGAATAAGAACTAATGATAGATTTAAAGTAGGTCTTTCCACAGAAACTGTTAAAGTATTAGAAGTTGATACATTGTCTTCTCGAATAAGAGTATTGAGACCAGTTGAAGCAGTAGGAGTATCTCATACTCAATCAACTATACTTGAAGAAATTCCTAGAGTATTTACTTTCTCCTCTGGTATAAAGACAAGTTTTACAGCAAGAGAAGACAAAGAGTTATATTTTAATCCATCAAATTCAATTGGAACATCTCATTCAGATCCTGATAATGAAACTGGTATTGGTAATACAATTACTATTAACAATCCCGGAGCAGGCCCTACCACTAGATTAATTCCGAGAGGATCAATCTTTATACCTCAACATGGTTTAAAAACTGGTGACGTTGTTAATTATGAATTAAATGGTGTTAATGGATCTGAAACAGCACCTAAAGTCAAATTCTTTACTGCGACTCCTACAGTTAATACTACGGTGGGTATTGGAACATCTTTATTTGTAATTAGAAAGACTGACAATCTCATAGGATTATCAACAGTTAGAGTTGGTTTAGGATCAACTGGTATAAGATTCGGATTAGGCTTAACAGGAACACTTCCCACTTTTGAAGAAATACAATTCTTAGATGTTGGTATTGGATCTATTCATAGTTTAAGATTCAAAGACCGTAATGTAGTAACTGGTAAAATTGATAGAAATGTAGTGACTATAGTTGGTACAGGAACTCATGGTTTAACAAATAATGACACTGTTTTTGTGGATGTCAATCCCGGAATCAACACAACGATCACTGTAAAATATAATAAGATTAGACGTAAAGCAATATTCAATCCTTTAGATTATGTAGCAGCAGGAATCACAACTAACGCAGCTACAGGTGGTATTAGAAATTCAATTAATATTGATGATCATAAATTAACAACAGGAACAAAAGTAATACACACCTCAGATAGTCCAATAGGTCTTGATAATAACAAAGAATATTATGTTTATGTTGTTGACACAAATACCTTAAAATTTGTTGATGGAAAATATCAGTTATCTCAAGAGTTTCCTGAGTTTGTAGGAATCACATCAACAGGATCTGGAACGATATCTCCAATAAATCCACCATTTGTATTCTATAAAGATTCAAATGCAATCTTTGATTTAACTGATTCTTCATTATCATATACACAAAGTTCTACAAAATATCCAGCTTTCTACTTTGATTTTTATAAAGATCAAAAGTTTAATGAAGTATATGAAACAAGTGGTGTTACTGAATCATTTGATGTATCAAGAACCGGAACAATAGGAGTAACTGGTGATGCAAAGGTAACTCTTAAAGTTAATGAAAATACTCCAAGTAACTTATATTATAAATTATCACCTGTTGATATATCAGACAACTTAACAGAAAATAAAGAGATTGTTATTGATGATGAAGTTATTTTAAATAATAACATTACAACTAAGATAAGTGGATATAGTGGCGAATTTAAGATAGTTTCAACAGGGTCAACAACATTCCAATATGATGTCGAATCATTACCAGAGTCTACCTCATATACTCCCACAACATCAACTCTTAAGTATACAACAATATCTACAAGTACATATGGATCGATTGATGAAATAACAGTCACAGAGTCTGGTGGTGGATATCAAGTTGTGCCCGGAATTACAACAATCACATCTGATGTTGGAAGTGGTGCAGTTATTGAGGTGTTCTCATCAACAATTGGTAAACCAACTAAAATTTCTCTAGAAAATATTGGATTTAATTATCCAAGTGACAATACTTTAAAACCTGAAGCCCTATTCCCACAAGTATTAAGAATTACTCCATTAAGTGGTTTTAAATCAATAGGTATCACATCATTCGGAAAAGGATATAATCAAAATCCAAGTTTAGTTGTCTTAGATGGAGTAACTAAAAAACCAATAACAGACATTGATTTAAGATATAATCCTGAAGAGGAAATTGTTGAAATTTTAGAAAACACAGAGTCATTAAATGACACAACGCCAACATTGATTCCAATTGGAAATCCAAATGGTATAAGAGCAAAAAATGTCACTTATGATAACTCTACACAAGAAGTAACAGTTACAATGAAGAACACCTTCAGTGGCACATTAAATGCCATAGGTGAATATATTGATCCGTTCCCATTTAGCGTCGGTGATAAAGTTCTCGTTGAAAATGTAAGTGTTGGTGTGGGATCTACAGCCTCTGGATACAATTCATCTGATTACGATTATGCTTTATTCACACTGACAAAGGTTCATCCAAACTATGGTGGTGTTGGAATTGTTACTTACAGTATGGCAGAATTTTTACAACAAAACATTGAATTTCCCGGTATATTTAATGCGGTAAAGTCAAATGCTACTTTAGTTCCTGAAAAATATTTCCCACAGTTTGATGTAAAGTTACAACCAACTGATTTTAGAATTGGTGACGATATTCAAATGGTAGATAGTTCTGGAACTGTTGTGAAGGGTGCAGTTTCTGGATGGAATAATTCAAGTAAGTATATTACAGTTGAAAGTAATAGAGAGTTTGAGATTGGACAAATAATTGAACAAACAAAATTCAGAGGAGAGAGGGGTAGTAATAATGAATACACAGCTCCGACTGGTGCAAAAGGTATCATTAAAGAAAAAATAAAATTTGAAACAAAATATAATTTAGATAATTCTTCTATTGTTGATAATGGATGGCAAACAAAAACAGGATTTTTAAATGATGAAATTCAACGTGTTCATGATAATGATTACTACCATGCTTTCTCCTACTCTGTAAAATCAAAAGTTCAATATGATGAATGGAAAGATATTGTTGGAACATTAAATCATACTGCAGGATTTAAAAAATTTGGTAATCTTCAAGTTGAATCTCAATTGCCTAATGAAAGATTTGATGATTTAGTGGTTCGTCCAGTAAGTGTTGTTACAAAATTGGTTGATTTAATAAGTGTAGAGAGTTTACAGTCTTTCAATGATTTTGATTTAGTATCAGAAAATTATGTAAAAGGTTTTGAAAAACCTTTCTCTGACGAGTTTAACTTTAAATCAAGAATACTTACTGACTTCTCCGAATCAGTATCGAATAGAGTTGTCACGATTGATGACTTCAGTAATTTATTCAATAATAATCCAAGATCAACACCTTATGCGGATGTTTATCGAAATAGATTATCTGATGGTAGGACACAATTCTTTGTAGCTTACATTCAAGATAGACTATTTACTGGTGAAAGACAGATCATGATTGTCAATACTTTACATGACACTGGTAAAGGCATAACAATGATGAATCAATATGGTTCAGTTGAAACTACTTTAGATCTAGGAACATTTGATTATGTAATAGAAGGTATTGAGTCTGTTCTTCGTTTCTACCCACATAAATCCAGAATTAATGATTACAATGTAGTATTGTGGTCTTATCAAATTGACACAAATCAATTAGGTGTTTCTACAACAAATGTTGCCACAGCAACTACATCCATACCAGCAGAACCATATGATCCAACAACCTCTGAAGGATTAAATGGATCTTTAGTAAGTATTCAATCTACATGTGTATCAGTAGCTGGTGGTGCTGCGGGAACAGTATTCACACTCGCTGGTATTGGAACCACAGTCTCTGGACATAGATCTGCAAAACTATTTGTAAGTGTTGAGGCTAGTGATGGAAGTGTTGAATATGATCAAGTAAGTATTATTCATGATGGTACAAATGTAGGATTCCAAGAGTATGGTCAATTAACCGTACACTCATCTGATGCATATTCATCAACTGGTAATATTGGAACGTTCTTCCCATTAATGGTGGGTAATGATCTTGTTGTCAGATACACACCAGACGCTGGATTAACAACTGCATTTATAAATGCAACAGCAATCGGTATCGCAACAGAGGGTTATATTGGTATTGGTTCCTATGATATGGCTTATGCAGAAATGTCTGCACAAAGCACAGGTATATCTTCATCTGCAACTCCAGTTCCTGTTGGTATTGCAAGTTATAGTGATGCATATGACGCTGCATATTGTATTGTTCAGATTGCTGATAAGTTAAATGGAAGTTATGAATTAGCAGAAGTTATAATAATTGATGATTACTCTGATGACGATAATGTTTATCTAACTGAATATGGTAATGTTAAAGTTGGAACAGCATTTGCTGGTCTTGGAACAATTAGTGGTAGAAGAACAACAAACAATATCACTGAATTAACATTTGTTCCTAATGCAGGTATTGGAGTTTCAATTACAACATTCTTAAATTCATTAAGAGTTGAAGAAAACTCTGAGTTATTGCCATCCGGTGCTACAAGAGAGGTTGGTGGCGAGGCTGTTAAAGATCTACAAAATGCCTCAATGGAAAGTGGATTTGCAAACTATGAAGGAACAGAATCAGCAATCAAAACTAAATTTGCTTTAGAGCATAAAGAAGATCCAATATTCAAAAAACCATATGATGGATCAGAATCTGAAGTTGTTAATGTTACTGCCAATACTATTACATTACCAAATCACTTCTTTGTGACTGGTGAAGAAGTATCATATGCACATACAGATAGAAGAACTGGTATTTCATCTGCAATCGGCATAGCTTCAACTGAATTCCCTGCCCTTGGTATAACAACTACTTTAATGCCTTCATCACTCTTCATTATTAAGAAAGGAGAGAATAAAATTCAATTAGCAAGAAGTGCTCAAGATGCTTTGAAAGAAGTTGCTGTGCCTCTTGATCTAACTCATGTTGGTATCGGAACATCCCACACATTTACATCTAAGAATGCAAATACAAGAGTATTAGTTGCAATTGATAATTATCTTCAATCACCTATTGCTGGAACATCAGTTACAACAACTCTTGATAGATCGATTGACAAATCTCAAGATGTCATACATTTCTCAGGTATCACATCATTCTTTGGTGCTGATAACGTTAGAGTAAGTAGTGGTAATACAAGCGAGGTAATGAAGATATTATCTGTCGGTATTGGGACAACAAATGGTATTAAAGTAAGAAGACAGAGATTAGGAACAACTATTGCAGGATTCCCAACTGGAGCATTAGTTGAAAAAATACGTGGTAATTATAATATTGTTGAAAGTGAAATAACTTTCGCAGAAGCACCTCCGGGAAAAAATCCAATAGGATCAGTAACAAATCCTCCAGATGAAAGAGACTTTGCTGGTATCACAACATCATCAAGTTTCCAAGGAAGAGTGTTTACTCGATCTGGTATTGTCAACGGAACTACAGAAACTTATTCTACTAATCATTTGTATGATGATTTGACATCAGACTTTAATGGTAAAAATAGACAGTATGCACTCACTGTAGATAAGGCTCAAAAAACAGGTATCGCTACTAATAATGCATTAATACTTATTAACGGTATATTACAAGCACCCGGATCGAATGGTGATTTTGAATTAACAACTGTTGGTTCAGGTACAACAATAACATGGACTGGTGCTGCGAGTTCTGTAGCAAGAGATGTAAACACTGCTGGAATACCAGTCGGTGGAATTATTGTGTCAGTTGCATCTACAAGTGGATTTGGATATCAACCATTAGTAAGTGCTGGAGGAACGGCAGTTGTATCATTAGCAGGTACTATTAATAGTGTAAGTATTGGTAATACAGGTTCTGGTTATAGATCAGGTATACAGACTGTATCTGTAGGTTTACAAACTGAGGGATTTGATCAATCTGGCATAACAACCATTGGTCTTGCTAATGTAACTGATGGTCATGTAACTAGCGTAAGTATTACTAATCCACAATTCTTCTATAAACCAAGAGACATTTATAATGTTGGTTACTCTTCAATCACTGGTATCACAACTATAACTACCGCATTTGCACATAACCTATCTGTTGGTAATGAAGTAGTCGTATCTGGTATTGCATTTACTTGTGACTATGCTCCAGCTGTTGGAGTTCAAAGTGCAAACTATGATAATACAACTGGTATTATGACAGTTACTACATCTGCTGCTCATGGTTTATCAGTAACTGGTAAGAGTAGTGATGTAATATTAACTGGTTTAGCATTTACATGTGGACTCGGTGCTACAGTCAATCACGTTTATCCAAGAAACAGAGATCGTTTCTTCGACACTGCAATATCAATTGCATCTACAACATCAACTTCAATTACTTTAGATGTATCCAAGTCTCCAGTTGGTCAACAATATACTCATAGATTTATAGGTGCTGCAAGTAGTGCTGTAATACAAGGTGGTGATTATTCTCACACATTCCGTTATGCTCTTGAGAACGCAGTCACAACTGGTGTTGGAACTCAATTTACACCAACAAACGCAACTTATAATGCATCGACTGGAGTATTTGTAATATCAATACCAAGTCATGGTCTATCTACAAATGATACTGTGGGTATCGGTACAAGTTCAATTGTATTCTCTTGTGAAATGGATAATTATGGCAGCGATCATCCATACCCAAGACCAACTGATCCGATAGCTGGCATTCAAACTGCGATTACTGCCGTTACTACAAACACCATTACACTGAATGTAGGTAAGTCTGAATTGAACTTCTATGACGTGTCTGATGCGACCTATGCTGCTGATACAGGTGTATTAGTACTAACCATAGGTGCTCATACATTATTACCCGGAAGAAGTATTAAATTGAAAAAAGAGTCTTTAAGATTTACTTGTTCTAAAAATAACTATGCTACTCAACACAGATATCCAAGAGAAGGAGATCCTTATTTTGACGGAACTCCAGTGGTAGGTGTTGCAAGTGCAACTCAATTTACAATTAATGTTGGTGTATCAACTGTTCCAACACAATATGTTTCTGGTGGATTTATTCAACCAGCGATTATTGCACCAAGAGCAAATAATAACTCTGCAAGTGGTCAAGATGTAGCATTTGATGGTGCATCAGTCATAAGAGTTCTAAGTGCGACAGAATTTGAAATTAATAGTGGTATATCAACAAGAGCTCACCTTTACGCAAGAGGTGGTAGAGTTGATCAGTTAACGAAGATTGTTATTGATGATCCACTATCATACAGTGATTTACAATTAATTCATAGCACTACAAGTCCCGGATTTGCTGGATCTGAAGCAAGAGCAGATGTTGTTGTAAGTCAAGGATCTACTGTGATGGACTTTAAGATTACTAATACTGGATATGGATATGGTGTTGGTGAAATACTTACATTATCTCTCACTGGTTCAGCTGGAATACCTACTACTTCAAGTTTTGTTGATACTCAAGAATTTAGAATTACAATCAATGACATATCAAGTGATAACTTTAGTGGATGGTCTGTTGGATCATTACAAGTATTGGATACTTTCCAAAATTTATTTGATGGATCGAGAAGAACATTCCCACTAAGTGTTGGGGGAGATTCATTATCAATTCAGGCAAAACCCGGATCACCTGTTACTGTTCAGGATACATTATTTGTATTTGTCAATGATATACTACAAATACCCGGTGAGTCATATACATTCTTAGGTGGTAGTAATATTACCTTTGATGAGGCACCTAAATTTGGAGATACTCTTAAAATATTATTCTATCGTGGAACAGGTGGTGCGGATGTTGTTGATAGAGATATCATTGAGTCTGTTAAAGTAGGTGATGATTTAACTCTTGGTTATGCAAGATCCCTCAATCAAGAAAGTTTCTTACAAGAAGAATCAAGAAGTGTCGTTGAGATAACATCATCAAATTCAGTTGACACAAACACATATAATGGCCCCGGTGTATTTGAAGACACTAGAGTTTATAGACCAATTGTTTGGACTAAACAAACTGAAGACAAAATTGTTGAGGGTAAAATAGTACATAAGGATAGAGACTTATATAAAGGTAACTTATCCCCAACTACAAACTTTATTCAAACAGTTGGTGTTGGCACAACTGTTGCTTATGTAACTGGTGTAAGACCATTCTTTAATGCAAAGAATGAAAACTCCGTATCAACAGAGTTCCAAAAAAATATTGTCATTATTAATAATGTTGAAAGATTAGCAGCTGCAGCGACTGCAATTGTTTCTGCTGCTGGAACAATATCATCAGTTGCAATTTCAACGGGTGGTAGAGGATATGATAGTGCACCAACTGTAACTATACAAAATCCTGTTGGACTTGGAACCACTGCTCGTGCTGAAGCAACTGCTTCAATTACAAATGGTGTTGTGACAAGCATATCTGTCTCAACTGCCGGTACAGAATATAGTGATGCAACTCCACCAGTTGTTCTTATTGGTGCGGATCCAGTTCTTGAAGAACAAAATACAGTTATATCATATAATGGTGATCATGGTATCATCACTGGTATTGGAACTACATCTTTAGCTGGTGTTGCTGTTACTGGTATAGTATTTGATTTAGTGATTCCAGCGGATTCATTCTTGAGAAAATCTGAGTTTACACAAGGAGCATCGGGTTCAGGTGCTAATAGTGGTATCGTTACCTCTGGATTAAACGTAGGTGATTTCTTCATTGTAAGTAATTCTAACGTAGGTCATGGATTAACATCACTAAATACAGATGGTAGTTCTGTGGGTGTTGGTACAACTTACATCGACAATGTTTATCGTGTTGCTCACCGTACACTTGGTGTTACAACTGATGCGATGGGATTTGGATCAACAGTCGTTACACAGGTCGTAGTCAGTGTTAATAGTCTTAACGGATTAACTGGTTTAGGTTATAGTATGTACTTTGGTGACTATAGTTATGGTAAGTTAATGCTTAATGATAGAAACACAGTTCGCTCTTATCCAGTTAACACATCTAACGGAGTTACTGGTATATTGACAGGGCCAATCGTCAAGAGAAAACAATTCTTAAAAACTCAAAGTTATTCCACATAAATAAATAAAAAATCTCAAATGGCAGCTATAATTACTGATCAGATAAGAATATTAAATGCAAAGAATTTTGTTGCAGGAGTTTCAACGTCTACTAATTCATATTATTCATTCGTAGGTTTAACAGATCCAACAGCAATACAATCAGATTGGGACGATGATCCCCCTTCTCCAATTGATAATTTTACAAATCATAATGATTTTTGGGACACTGCAATCGCTTTAAAGAAGATAAATGCGACTGATGTAAAACAAGTGGTTAAGAAGAACTCTTGGACTTCTGGAACAACTTATGATTATTACAGAGCTGACTATAGTATAACCAATCCACCTAAACATGCACAAGGAACATCATTATATTCCTCTAATTATTTTATATTAAATAGTGATTTTAGAGTTTACATTTGTTTAAAAAACGGAACAAGTCCTGAACAACCAGACGGTAAACCATCATTAGATGAACCAACATTTACCGATTTGGAACCAAAGGTTGCTGGAACAAGTGGTGATGGATACGTTTGGAAATATCTTTATACAATAAAACCCTCAGAGTTAGTCAAGTTTGACTCAACAGAGTACATGCCAGTTCCCTCAGATTGGGCAACCGGATCAGATAACTCTGCTGTAAGAGACAACGCAGTTGATGGTGGTATTAAGGTTATTGTTATACAAGATCGTGGTGTTGGATTAGGAACTGCAAATAGAACATATACAAGAGTCCCTATTAAAGGTGATGGTAGTGGTGCCGAGTGCACAGTGGTTGTAAATGCAGATCAACAAATTGGATCTGTTGATATAACCAATCAAGGGTCAGGATATACATTTGGAACGGTTGATATCGTGGCTGGTGGTTTACCAAGACCAGACTCATATCCCCAACTTGATGTTGTTATACCTCCAACTGGTGGTCATGGATCAGATATCTATAAGGAATTAGGTGCAACTAATGCTTTAGTATATTCTAGAATTGAAAATGATTCTGAAAATCCAGATTTTATCACAGGAAATCAAATTGCAAGAATCGGCATTCTTGAAAATCCAAAAGCATTTGGATCATCGTCAACACTTACCTTAGACAAAGCAAGTGCAGCATACGCCATGCGTCTTACTGGAACTGGATATAGTAGTGCTACATTTACTGCAGACGCTATTATTACACAAACTACTGGCACAGGTGTCACTGCGATAGGAAAAGTAATTAGTTATGAACAGACTACTGGCGTTTTAAAATATTGGCAAGATCGCACTATGGCTGGATTTACAACTGTGGGTGCTGCAACAACAACACCAATTTATGGATTTAATGCTGATAGATTTACAGCGGATATATCTGATGGTGGAAGTGTAAATATAACAGGAGGAAGTATTTCTCTTGGTATTAACACGAGTTTTGATGGTTTATCAACCTCAATAAATAATAAAACATACTACCTTGGTCAAACATTTACAAGTGGTTTATCTAATCCAGAAGTTAAAAAATATTCTGGAAACATGCTTTATATTGATCATCGACCAGCAATCACACGTTCTTCTAATCAAAAAGAAGATATCAAAGTTATATTACAGTTCTAATAACTCATGGCTCAAACCACAAATTTAAACGTATCGCCATACTTTGACGATTTTAATGCAGATGACAACTACTATAAGGTGTTGTTTAAACCGGGTGTGCCTGTTCAAGCAAGAGAACTAACTGGATTACAATCAATATTACAAAATCAGATTGCTAAATTTGGTCAACATTTTTTTAAAGAAGGATCAAAAGTAATACCCGGAAATACAACCTATATTGATAATTATAAATGCGTAGTAGTTAATAAAGAATATCTTGGAATAACTGTAGAGTCTTATATTGATCAATTATTAGATCAAAAAATATTTGGAGCGACATCTGGTGTAAGTGCGACCATAGTACAAATTATAAAATCTAAAGATTCTATAGACGGTGAATTAGCTCTTTACCTTCAATATGAATCTCAGGGTATTGAAAGCGCAGACGCTGTTGAATTTCAAGATGGAGAAAATTTAATTGCAAATATTAATATCACGTCAGGGCCAGAAAGTAGTGCTTTTATTCCAGCCGGTGAAGCTTTTGCATCGACATTTTCAGTTGATTGTGTCGCTACGGGTTCTGCTTTTTCAATTAATGAAGGAGTTTATTTTGTAAGGGGTAATTTTGTCACAGTTAATTCACAAACTATAATATTAGATCAATATTTTAATGATCCTACTGGTAGAATTGGATTAAAAATTTTAGAAGAGACAATAAACTCTGATGAAGATGCAAATCTTACAGATAATTCTAAGGGATTTAATAATTTTGCTGCTCCCGGTGCTGACCGCTTAAAAATATCTTGTTCTCTTACATTTAAAGGTATTGATGATTTTAATGATAATGATTTTATAGAACTGGCATCTGTAAGAGAAGGTAATTTAGTAACAAAGACGACAACAACTGAATATAATCTAATTGCGAACGAATTAGCAAGAAGAACTTTTGATGAATCTGGAGATTATATAACAAAACCATTTACAATCAAAGTAAGAGAGTCAGCAAATAATGGAATCGGTAATAATGGTGTGTATCAAGAGGGACAAACTACTTTTGATGGTGAACAAGCATCTGAAGAATTAGGTTTATATCAAGTATCATCTGGTAAAGCATATGTGAAAGGTTATGAAGTAAATAAACAAAACACAGAATTTGTTGATTTTTTCAAACCAAGAACCACAAAAACTCTTGAAAATCAGGCAATAAATTATAACACCGGTGCATCATTAAGATTAAATCGTGTTTTAGGATCTCCTGAAGTTGGTATTGGTAACACATATATTGTGAGTTTAAGAGATCAAAGAACAGGAACTCAAAGTGCAGCAAATATCATGTCTGCTCCCGGAGAGGAAATAGGTTTAGCAAGGGTATATGACTTTGCACTTGAGTCAGGAGCTTATAATACATCAACTCCAACTGCAAATGAATGGGATATATCACTATATGATGTTCAAACATTTACAAAGATAACTTTAAATACTAATCATACACTTTCTACACCAACTTTTGTAAAAGGAAAGTATAGTGGTGCTACAGGATTTTTAAGATCTGCAGTATCAGCATCTACCTCATTACAGGTTTATGAAACAAATGGAGAGTTCGTTCCAAATGAACCATTAATATTCAACGGCATTGAGAATTCTCGTGTGTCTGTTGCGGTTACAAGTTTTGGTGTAAGAGATGTTAAATCAATATTTGGTGGAACAGGACTAACAGATCAGAATAGTGGTGATGTTGGTTTTGCAAGAACATTTACAGGTGACGTTAAGTTAAGGAATGAATTTATATTTGGTTCTGCTAATGTTACATCATCAACAGGGAGTGGAGGATCTGGAATTAGTACAATTACAAGTGGAAATGAACAGTTTCCCGGAAAAGTAAAAGTAGGTAATATTTTAAAATTTGGTGGACTTGGAAAAAATACTAAAACATTAGCAAGAGTAACTGCTGTAAGTAGTAGCAGTATCATTGTTGCTGGTGTAACCACCGTTGCAGGAGTAGCAGAGGGATTTTTACCTTTGGGTACAGCTGGATCATCTGTTGAAGTTCCAGATTTAACATTGGTGTCAAGTCCATTTGAAAAGTCAGATGATAATACTCTTTTTACATCACTACCAAAATCTCTAATATCAGATGTTGATTTAAGTGATGCGACTCTTGCGATTAGAAAAGTATTCAACGTTGCAATAAGTGCGTCTACAGATGCATTAACTGGTGCAGTTACAGCAGGAGATAATACTACATTTTTACCATTTGATGAAGAAAGATATAGTTTGATAAGGGCAGATGGCACAATCGAGACATTGACTGACGATAAGTTTACCTTCACAAATGGAAATGGAACACTTCAGATTAGTAATATTGGTGCAGATTTATCTGCAAATCAAGAAGCAACACTAATTGCAACTCTTAATAAAGTAAAACCAACAGCTAAAGTAAAAAGAAAAAATGCAGTTAATTCACTTGTCGTAGATAAATCAAATTTATCTGGATCAGGTATTGGTCGAACTACTCTTAATGATGGGTTGACTTATGGAAGTTACCCATTTGGAACTCGTGTACAAGATGAAAAAATATCTCTTAATACACCAGATGTTTTTGATATTTTAGGTATTTTTGAATCGACTGATACGAGTGATCCATCTTCACCAAAAATGACATTATCATCCATTAACACAGTTGATGGTGGGACAACTGATCTATTATTGGGAGAACAAATAAAAGGATCAACTTCTGGTGCGGTTGCTATCTATACTGAACAACTTACGGATTCTCAAATTTCTTATATTCCAACAAATGAAAGTGAATTTGTGGAAGGTGAGTCTGTATTATTTGTGAACTCAAATGTTCAAGCCATCGTGAATACAATAGATGTTCCATCGAGAAATATCTCCGCAGACTTTACATTTAATAACGGTCAAAGTTCGACTTTATTCAATCATGGATTTATTACAAAGAAAAGTAATGTTAATACACCAACTAAAAAAATAAAAATATATTTTACAAACGGATTTTTTGAATCTGACGATACAGGTGATATCACCACTGTTAATTCTTATGGAGATTTAGATTATAAAAATGATGTTCAATCTATCAATGGTTTAAGAAATACTGATTTATTAGACATAAGACCTAGAGTTTCAAGTTATACTGTTGCAGAGAGTAATAGATCACCACTTGAATTTTTAGGTAGATCATTAAATGCATCTGGAAATTCAGCATCTAATGTTCTTGCATCGGATGAATCAATAACAGTTGATTTTTCTTTTTACTTAGGAAGAATTGATAAATTATATCTTACAAAAGCTGGTGAATTAACACATGTTCCCGGAACACCTGCAGAAGAACCAGATTCTCCAGTTGCAGTAGACGATTCGCTTGAATTAGCAACTATTACGTTACCAGCATATCTTTTTGATGCTTCAGAGGCAACTATGTCTTTCTTGAAACATAAAAGATATAGGATGGAAGATATAAGAAAACTTGAAACTAGAATAAAAAATTTAGAATATTATAGTTCATTAACTCTTTTAGAGACAGCAACCGCAAATTTATTTGTTCCTGATGAGGATGGTTTAAACAAATTTAAATCTGGATTTTTTGTTGATAATTTCACAACCTTCCAACCTCAAGAGTCTGAAATACCTGTAAAAAATAGTATTGACTCCACAAATAAAGAATTAAGACCATCCCATTATACTTCCTCTATTGATTTACAAGTTGGCCCTGTTGAAGGTGAAACAAGCATTTATACTGGAGCAGCACCTGAAGGAGTTAATATTAGAAAAACTGGAGATGTCATAACATTAGATTATGATGAAGTAGAATATCTTAATCAGACTTTTGGAACAAGATCCGAAAGTGTCACTCCATTTCTACTTAATTTCTGGGAAGGATTTGTTAAGTTGACACCTTCTACTGATACTTGGGTTAACACTGTTAGACTTGAATCGAACGTTTTTGAAACTGAGGGCAATTTTGAAGATGTAACTAGAACAGCAGAAAGAAGGTATGGAGGTTTTGATCCACAAACAGGATTAACACCCTTAATTTGGGGTGGTTGGCAGACTAATTGGACTGGAACAAGAAAAGAGAGTAGAGTTAGAAAAAGAAGAGAAGTAACAGGTAGAAAAACATTTAGATCTACATCCGGTTATAATTATAAAGATATAGAAAGAACAACTACAACAACATTCCAAGATACATTTACTGATACATTTAGAACAGGAACAGAATCAAGAGATGGTTCAAGACAATTAATCACTGAACAATTTGATCAAACATCTCTGGGTGATAGGACAATAAGTTCAGCCATTGTTCCCACAATTAGATCAAGAAACGTTGCTTTTGATGGAAAAGGATTTTTACCACAAGCAAGACTCTTTGGATTCTTTGATGGTGTTAATGTAACAAAATATTGTGTACCAAAACTGATTGAAATAGAAATGGTATCTGGTAGTTTCCAAGTTGGCGAAACTGTCACGGGAACTATTAAAACAAATCCTAACTTAGCGTCTGATCCACCATATATTCAATTTAGAACTGCCGTTTCAAACCATAAAGAGGGCCCTCATGATGTACCAACAAAAAGATATCTTAGAAATCCCTATACAGATACACAAGTAGCAAATTTAGCACTTGAATCTTTTGGTGGTAATGTGGGTCAAATTTTAGCAGGTGGTGGAGGTAGTTCTTCAATCATACCAAGCACTTATTCATCAACTTCAACTTTGTTAAATGTTGACACAGTGGCACTTGCCAATCAACCACAAGGAGACTTTTTTGGATATGTTCAAACTGGTATGATCCTAAAAGGTGGAACATCAGGTGCTGAAGCAAAAATTACAAATGTTAGATTAGTAACTGATTTTACATCAACAGTTCAAGGTAGTTTCTATATTCCAAATCCAAATGTTAATACAAATCCAGTTTTCCAAACAGGAGAGAGGGATTTCTTATTAACAGATGATCCAGAAAATGATCCTGCTGAAGCAACCACTACAGGTAAAGATATCTACACTGCAAGTGGATCAGTTCAAACGGTTCAAGAAAATATTGTTTCTGTGAGAAATGCTAAGATTGTTAATCTTTTTGAATCACAAGACAGAGCTGTTTCTGAACAAATCGGAACTGAAGTTGACACTGAAGTTGAAGGAGAAGAAACATCTGATAGAACTATAGGAACTGGCAGAACCTACAGAGGGGGTCATTATAATAGAAGAAGAAGGAGAAATCGAGTTGGTAAGAGAAACAGGGGTAAGAAAGGTAAGAAGGGTGGTAAGAAAGGAGGCGGTTGTTTTATGCCCGGCACCTTAATGACACTTGCCGATGGATCTCAAAAGAAAGTAGAGGAAATTAAAGTTGGTGATAAGTTACTAGGTTTATCTGATACAATCAATGAAGTAAAAGAAGTTTTAAATCCTAAGACAAACGGAAGAAAACTAGCAAACATAAACGATAAGGGATACTTTGTAACAGAAGATCACCCATTCATGACATCTGATGGTTGGAAATCTTGTAATCAAGAAATTTCTAATGAAAACTATCCTGACCTTGAAGTTAATCAACTTGAAATTGGTGATGAGATAAAATGTAAAGGTAATGAAGTTGAGAAAGTAACCTCAATAGAATTTAAAGAAGTTGATGCTAACACTGACTTGCATAACTTTACATTAGATGGTGATCATACATATATCGCTAATAACTTTGTTGCACATAATAAACGTGGTGGTGGACGTGGAAATGAGAAGGCTGGAGATCCATTAGCACAATCATTCTTTATAAAAGAGGAACAGGGTGTATTTTTAACAAGTTGTGAGGTGTTCTTTGAAAGAAAAGACCCGAATGATATTCCAGTAACAATTCAAATAAGAACTATGAAAACTGGATTACCAACAACAGAGGTAGTTCCTTTTTCAGAGGTTACAATAGATCCAGATCAAATTACTACTTCCACTAATGGTAGTGTTCCATCTAAGTTCACATTTGAATCTCCAGTCTATCTTGAGGGTGGTGCTGAATACGCAATTGTATTAAAATCTGTATCTTTAAAATATAAAGTTTTCATATCAAGAATTGGTGAAAATGATCTAATTACGGATGAATTTGTATCTAATCAACCGACTTTAGGTTCATTATTTAAATCACAAAATGCTTCAACATGGGAACCAAGCCAATGGGAGGATCTGAAGTTTAAATTAAATAGAGCAAATTTCGTTTCAGAGGGAATCGTTGAATTATATAATCCAATACTATCAAGAGGAAATTATCAAATTCCAAAATTGATGCCAGATGCCTTGCAAACTCACTCGAAAAAAGTAAGAGTTGGTCTATCATCTGCATTTGGTGCAGGTATTCATCCAACATTTGGAAATACAATTTATCAGCAAGGATCAAATGTCACTGGTAATTTAGTTGGAACTTCTGGTGCTGCTTCTGGTTCTTTGACAGTTACAAGAGCTGGTATTGGATATACGTCATCGAACGCATCTGTTGCCTCTCGTGATGGTGATGGTCATACTGTTGCAGGAGTCGCTTTATCAGCAATCACAGGAAGCGGAGTAAACGCAGTCGCGACTGTTGAATATAACGAGGGATCAATAGTCAATGCAACTGTATCGTCAGGAGGTCAAGGTTATCAAATTGGAGATGTTTTAGGAATTACAACTGATTTAGGTATTAACGGAAGATTGTCTGTGGTAGCGATTGCTGCAACGAGTGAATTAATAGTTGACAATGTTCAGGGTGTATTCTTAACTGGTGCTGGAACAACTCTTATGTATGGTACAGCAGATGGTGATGTTGGTAGCACAAAGGCTGGAGTTGGTAGTGCTATTTGTGGTAACGGTGGAAGTTCTGGAGCATTTATTACTGACGGAACTGTTATATCCGTAACAGATGGTCTACACATTACTGTAAATCACAAGAATCATGGAATGTATCATGAACAAAACTTGGTTACAATATCAGACGTAACAGGTGATATACCACCAACTAAGTTATCAGTTCCTTATAACAATAGTTCAACAGATCCTATCACTGTTGATAATATTGGCATTCTTACATCGTTTGAAAATGTTTCAGTTGCTGCGACAAATCCCGGATATGTTAAAGTAAAAAATGAGATTATAAAGTATACTGGTGTATCAGCATTCTCCGGTCAAGGAACAATCACTGGTGTTACACGAGCACAAGATTCAACAAGTGCTCAGAATTATGTTAAAGGTGATTTAGTTCAAAAATATGAACTTGGAGGTGTATCTTTACGTCGTATCAATCGAACTCATGATTTCAGAGAAGTGACTGACACTAATCCTATAACACTTGATTCATATAAAATAAAAGTGGATATGGGAGAACAAGGGATCGGAAGAAGTACCTCTGATGTAACAAGTTACCCAGCTTTATTCTTAGATCAAACAAAATCAACTGGAGGCCTTAATATACGTGCTACTCAAAATATGCCATTTGAAATTATCACTCCAATGATTCAAAATATGACCGTTTCTGGAACAACAATAGAATCTTTTGTTAGGACTGTAAGTGGAACAAGTGTAAATGATGGTTCGGGTGAAGGGACAGATGTTCCGTTCATAAACAAAGGTGAGGAAGCTATCGCTCTTGATGATATTAATTATCTTGACTCTCCTAGAGTCATTGCCTCAAGGGTAAATGAATTAAATACTGCAACTCTTAATGTATTACCGGGTGATAGGTCTTTAAACATATCATTGACATTACTTTCAGGGGATAATTTACTATCACCAGTAATCGATACTCAAAGAATGAACGCGATATTGACCTCTAACAGAATTGATAATGTAATTGGTGATGTCACTGTTGACAGTAGAGTTGATACTCTACTTGATGACCCATCATCTGCGGTCTATGTTTCAAAAGAAAATATTCTTGAAACTTCTGCTACATCACTCAAAATTATCGTTGATGCTCACGTCAATAACTTTAGTGACATAAGAGCATTCTATGCGATAAGTAATTCTCAAGGATCTGAACCAACATTTGTTCCATTCCCCGGATATGATAATTTAGATGAAAATGGTAGAGTAAGAACAACTGATAAGAGTAGTGGTAGACCCGATGCATTAATCAATAAGAGTGATCCTACAGGATTTATACCAGAAGAACTTGAATATAGGGAATATACATTTACAGCAAATGAATTACCTTCATTCAAATCATTTAGAATTAAATTCTTAATGACTTCAACTAATCAGGCATTCGTACCTAGATTAACAAGTTTGAAAGTTATCGCAACTGCCTAATGGATTACGTAAAAGTAAAAGACAATGATCATTTGATTAGAAATACTAAATCAAATTGTATTGTTAATACGAATAAGGCTGAATATGAGGAGTATCTTACTCGTCGTAAATTAAAGAAAAGTGAAAAAAATAAAGTTGATAATCTTGAAAGAGACATATCAACTCTTAGGAATGAAATTACTGAAATCAAAGATATGTTAAGGAGTTTGGTAAATGGCAACTAAAAAAATTACATTTGATCCAGAGGCAGGAGTCGCATATCCATGTGATTTAACTCTCAATGTTGGTGCAGATTTTACTGCAAATTTTGAAGTTGTTAATACGGCAAATACTGGATACAATTTTGGAACAACAAACTCTGTTGGTATTGCAACAACAACTGGTTGGACAGGATCTTCTCAGATGACAAAAAGTGCTGCGATTGGATCAACAGCCTTTCCAAATGCAACATTTACAGTTGGATTTACAAGTGCAACAAGTGGTAAATTTAAAATATCTTTAGGATCAACAGATACAAGATCGCTAAAAGATGGAAGATATGTATATGATGTTTTAGTTGGATCTGGTGCAACAGTGTATAGAATTATAGACGGAAACATCCTTGTAAGAGGTGGTGTATCTTCTGCACCCTAAATATTGATAGAGGTATAGTATAAATGGCTCAACCATCAAGTAGATCAACATTAATAGATTATTGCAAAAGGCAATTGGGTGCTCCATTGCTTGAGATTAATATTGCAGATGAAC